TATCATTTATCAAATGGGGATATAACAAAGTTTGATAAAATATTAGATATGAATTTTATTCTAAGTTTAAACCACATATCATATGAAAAACAATTTAAGATTAAAAAACAGAACGCTAATTAATATTTATTAAAAAATGTCAAAATGGAAAAAGAACTACCTTTATATAAAATAGTTGTAAATGATGATGAACTAACTGGTGTTGATTTTATTTCATTAGTAGATGACCCAGCCATAGAACGCAACTTTATTTACTTGAATAAACAATATCAATTCAAGTTTGATACTGAACAAAAAATATTATTCGGACCGTTATTAATCCCCGATAAAAAAATTTATAGATATTCACCCGAAATGGGGGAATATAATATTCTCTTTGATAAAGATACTATTAAAAAAATAGTTAGAAAATATAATAAGAGTAATAACAATACCAAAATTAATATTCAACATAACTCAGAAAATACTATTAACGCATTTTTGACTGAAAATTGGATTATAGAAGACGAGAATATGGATAAGTCAAAATATTTCGGATTTAATTTACCAGTTGGAACTTGGATGGGTAAAGTTTATATTGAAGATGATAATTTTTGGAATGATGTAGTTAAGACCGGTGAAGTAAAAGGTTTTTCAGTTGAACTAATAGCCGAAATGGAACAAATGTTATCTAAAATTCACGATAAATGTGAAGGTATGTGTGATGTAAAACATAACCATAACGATTGTAGTTGGGACTATGTTGAAGAAGTAATGATAAGGGCTGAATTATTAAAACATCAATATGAACAAGACATAAAAGAGGGTAAACTTAATTTAAGAAAAGTTAGGTGGGAACGATGGGTTGCTTCGGATGATTGTGTAACCTGCCCCATCTGTGTGACACTTCACAATTTAGGTTTCCAAATTCAAGGTTCATTTTTCACTTACAGTTGGCCCGGAGGTAGTAAAGAAATAGAAATGCCACGATTCAAACAAGCGCATAGTTATGTTGGTGAGGGTCGTTGGAAAAGTAGAAACGATGCGTGTAGATGTCGTAAAGAAACATTTATAAGTGACGCAAGGAATCCTAATTTACCAAAAATTAATCTAATCAAACCTTGCGACTAATTATGAACCCAATAGAAAAACTCAAATTTATAAAAAATATTAAGTTAGAAAGTTATAATGATTACCCACAAGGTGCTTCGGATAACGCAAAAAACGCATTAGAAAAAAATAGTGAGTTAGGAAATAAATGTGCTACAAGAGTTGGAAAAATAAGAGCAAATCAATTAGCAAATAGAGAAAATATATCAATTGATATTATAAAAAGGACTTTTTCATTTTTAAGTAGGGCTAAAACATATTCGGATGGTGAACCCGATTCTTGTGGCGTGATTTCATATAATATGTGGGGTGGTGATGTTATGTTAAGATGGTGTGAGAATAAATTAGACGAACTTAATTTATCAAAGTATTTTTTTATTTTACCCACCCCTTCAACAGATGATACTGAGGATAAATTTATATCAAGGTGTATGAGAAATAATAAAATGAAAATTGAGTTCCCCGATTATACACAGAGAACAGCAGTATGTTATAGTCAGTGGTCAAATAAATAAATTATTTTTGACTATTGATTAATTAATAAATATTTACAAATAAAGCAACAAAATGAAAAAAGAAATGACAACACTACAAAAAATCAAAGAAATGTTGGAACTTAGTAAAGTTCAATATTCGTTAGCAAGAACAACTACTTCAAGTGGTGTAGTTGTTGAAACTGAGGGTGATTTTGAAATTGGTAAAGAAGTATTTGTAGTCGCAGAAGACGGCACAACTTCACCAGCACCCGATGGAGAACATACACTACCCGAACTTGGTATTATTATTCAAACTGAGGGTGGGGTTTGTATTGAAATTGCGGAAATTTCATCAGAACAAGCAGAAGAAATTGTTGATGAGGCTGAATTAGCGGTAACACCAGAGGAACAAACGGCAATTATAACAGAAATTATGCAGATTTTAGACCCCCGTTTTGAACAAATGAATGCGATTCACGCACAACTTATGTTAAGAATTGATGAGTTAGAAGCAAAAATGAATGAGGGTATGATGTCAAAAGTAAATGAATTAACATCTAAGGTTGAACAATTATCAAAACAACCCGGTGAAAAATCAAAAACAACTATTGATGAATACAACAAAATTAAAAAACAAACATTTGAAGATACAATCAATAAATTTCGTTCAATCAAAAGAAAATAAATTTTTTTGAACAAATAAATAAAAACAAATATTCAAGAATAAATAAACATAAAAAAAAAATTAAGAAATGGCACTAGTAGATAATACAGTATTTACCGGCAGAGACGCAGAAGGGTTTTACTCAGCGGCACTATTATCCGGACCGTCAAAATCAGTTTTGACACTAATCCCGAATGTAAAGTCAAAAATTAAATTGGCTTCTTTTGATTTGGGTAACATCCTTCAAGACGCTGACTGTACATTCACATCAAGTGGTGAAGGAACACTAGCACAAAAATCTTTTGAGGTATGTGCGATTAAAATTAACTTGGAGTATTGTAAAAGAACTTTTGAGACAAACTATTTATCTGAGCAACTAAGGGCAGGTTCAAACAACCCCGAAGTAATGCCAATATCTATGGAACAATATCTTTTAGATTTGACCGCTCGTAAAGTTTCTTCTGACTTGGAACAAATCGTATGGCAAGGTAATACAACTGGCGCGACATATCCAATTAATGTATGTGATGGTTTGATTTTCAAATTCTCTGCTGACACTAATGTTATCAAACCAAGTGGTTTTACTTTGAGTTTGACAAATATTATATCGGCTACTACATTAGTATATAACGCAATCCCTACGGCTGTATTTACAAAACCAGACCTTAAAATCTTTATGGGTGTGGCGGCTGCTAAACTTTACAGACAAGCGATTGCTGCGGCTTCATCTGAGGCTTACTATGTTGGGGCTAAAACACTTGACTTCTTAGGTATTGAAATTATTGAAGCACCGGGAATGCCAGCGAACACTATTGTTGCGGGGGCATTGTCAAATATGTTCTTACTTACTGACTTAGAGTCTGATTTTGAAGATGTTAGAATTATCCCTATGTTGGATGTTATCGGACAACCAACTGTAAGATTGATTGCTTCATTCAAATTCGGTGTAGATTATTACTTCGGTGCTGAAATTGTATATTTTAGACCATAACCTTTACACAAAAAAATGGGGGGTCACAAACCCCCCCTTTTTTAACAAATAAACTAATTAATAAAAATATAAAATGGCGTGTCAATCGGACTTACTAAACGGCGGGATTTCACTTGGATGTGAACCTAACGCTGGTGGTGTAAAAAAAATATATATTACTGACGCTGTAAGTGTAACGGGTATTACTCAAAATGCGGGTGGTATATTAGTTGCTAGTGGTGAGGTTATTAATAATATCGCAATGGCTACTAGTACATTCTTCTATAACTTTGAATTTAATAGGAATACTTCAAGTTATGTGGAAAGTGCGACTGTAAATTTAGAAAATGGAACAACTTTTTACACTCAAACAATTACTTTGGTTATCCCACGCAGGGAACAAACAAAAAGAAATAAAATATTATTACTTGCGGCAGGACAAAAGAAACTAAACATTATAGTTCAAGATAGTAATGATTTATATTGGTTCTTTGGTCAATCTGAGGGTTGTATATTAACTGGAAATGAAGGTGGGTCGGGAACGGCAAAAACCGATTTGAACGGATATACTCTTACATTCACCGCTGAGGAACCAACATTAGCACCCGAAGTGGATGCTACTGTTATTCCATCAATTGTTCAATAATCAATTTTTTCATATTAGATTAAGCCCCCTTCAAAAAAAGGGGGTTTTTTTTGTTTAATGATTAAATTAGTATATATTTATTATTAAAATAACATATATGGAAAAAATTAATTTACTTAAAGGAAACAATATTGACTTATTAAAAACACTTGAAAATAACTCAATAGACAGCATTATTACTGACCCCCCTTATGGTTTATCATTTATGAATAAAAAGTGGGACTACGATGTTCCTAGTGTTGAATTTTGGAAGGAAGTATATAGGGTATTAAAACCCGGAGGACATATATTAAGTTTCGGTGGGTTTTAACTTTATCGGAATGGAGATGGATGAAGATTACTTTAAAATTGCCGAAGCGAGAATAAATAATTTTGAACAATATAGAAAATTATTAAAATGAAAAAAGTAAAACATAAAGATGCGATTTTCGTAATGAAAATTAACTCACAAAAAAAACAACAAATACAATCGTATTGTAAAAGAAATGGATTATCATTAGCGAAACTTATTGATGTGTTTATAACAGATGTATTATTAACCGAAAAAGAATTTGAAAAATAATTTTTTAGTAATTGATACTTTTTTTAGATAGGTATATATTTATTAAATATAAACAAACAAAAAAAACAAAATGGAAACACATAAAATAAGACCCGATTATTTAGACGCCTACCATCAAGGTGGGGGATTTTATTATCCCGTGATAATTTATCAAATAATAAATGTAGAAAATGGAAAAAGATGGGTTGGTGAGACATTCAATTTAGATGTTTCAAAATTCGGTCAATTGTTTTTATTAAAAAAACAACAACACCCTTCAAAAGAATTTATAGAGGATTATAATTTATATGGAGATAAAGTATTTCATTTTTCAATATTAGAAATTATTAAGGATATTGAAGAAGTCAGAGAAAAATTTAACTTCTATATTAATTTATTAAAACCCGAATATAATTTACAAAATAAATTTAAGTTGATTGAATAAGTAATATTTATATAAAAATTGGATTTATTTTTCTTTTGAAGAACCCGTCACTGCTCCCGACGGGTTTTTTTATATTTGTTAATTGTATTTGATATTTATTGTAAAAACTTATGATTGTCTTAAATAAAAATGAAAATAATGTAGTGGCTTTAACACTAACCGAAAAATTACCAGTTAGTTTTTCAGCAACACCCGTAGAATATTTATGGTGGTTTTCAAATGATGAGTCAAACTTTATAACGACAAACATTTACACGCCAGTTATAAATTCGTGGAGATATAATCAATTCAATATTAATATTTCGGGTGATACTGACCTAAATCAAGGTTTTTACGACTATCAAATTTACGCACAGATAAGTGGTTCAACTAATACAGATATAACATTCAGTGGGGCTAGCCTTGTTGAAACTGGTAAAGTATTTATTAGTGGAAATAATCAAACAATTCAATCAGTATATTTATAATATGGCACTATTAGATTTTTTATTCACAAAACAAAAAACTGAAACACCGCAACCAAAAGAAACACAACCAACTTATGTGGTGTCAGTAAATTTACAAAATTCAGATTTCCCTAAAATCAAGGAAATAAAGAATAAGGATTGGGTTAATTTCGGAGATGATAATTTATATCCCGATACACTTATTGACTTATATAATTCATCTTCAATTCATCAATCAATATTAACTCAAAAATCTAAAATGATTGCGGGAAATGGATATACATATGATGATACAACATTAACTGATATTGAAAAAGTTGAACTTCAAAAACTTCTAAAATATTTTGATAACGACAAATCAATTGATACATTTTTGGATTTAGTTAGTGGAGATTGGGAACTATTTGGTTCTATGTGTGTAGAAATAATTTGGTCAAGGGATTTTAGTAAGGTTGTTCAATTCAAAAGAGTAAAACCTTCTTATATTCGTAGTGGAAAAATGAAGGATGGTAAAGTTGAAGAATATTATTATTCAAATGATTGGTCAAACATAAGAGGTGTTCCCCCCGTTAGAATTGCGGCTTTTAATATTAATGATAAAGAAAATTATACTCAATTATTATATATTAAAAAATATAATCCTAACACGGAATATTATGGTGTTCCAACATATACATCTGCCTTAAATTGGATTAAAGCAGATGCGGCAATAGCGGTATTTCACAATATGAATATTACAAACGGATTTAACCCCGGTCTCGCTATACACTTTACTAAAAAACCCAACTCAATTGAAGAGCGTGAAACTATTGTTAATGAATTAAAGAGACAATATAGTGGAGCAAGAGCGGCTGGCAAACCATTAGTATTTTTTAGTGATGGGGTTGAAAATAAAACTACTATTGATACTATTTCACCATCTGACCTTGATAAACAATTTACAGTAATTGGGGAACAAATAGTAGTTCAGATATGTTCTGCTCACCGTATTGTTTCAACAGAATTAATGGCTATCGCAATTCCCGGTAAATTAGGTTCTGCTGATATATCAACCGCTTATAATATATTTGAATCAACTGTTATAGCACCCGAGCGTAGGGTTATTGAAACTTTAATGAATGATTTATTTTTCTTAAATGGATTATCAGTTAATTTCAAATTAACACCCCTAAATATTTTGGAGGCTTAATGAACGAATATTATATCTATTTTCATATAAATAAGACCACTGGTAAGGTTTTTTATGTTGGGAAGGGTAAAGATAGACGAGCGTGGAGAAAAGAGGGTAGAAGTTATTATTGGAACAATATTGTGAATAAATATGAATATGAAATATATATTATCCACGAAAATTTATCTGAAAAAAGAGCGTTAGATTGGGAAAAATTATATATATCTATGTTTGGTAGAGAAAATCTTTGTAATTTGACTAATGGAGGTGAGGGAACAAGTGGAACAATTAGTTGGAATAAAGGAAAAAAACATACTAAGGAACATATTGAAAAAATGAAGGAAAAATTAAAGGGTAGGATTTTTTCCGATGAATGGAGAAAAAAATTATCAGAAGCCGCAAAAAAAAGGCATCAAAATATTTTACAAAACATAAATTTATAATTAATATTAAACATCAGATGTTTTTTTTGTTAGAGACCCCCCGAAATATAGTAAGGGGGTTTTTTGTTTTTATATTTGATGTTTTTTTTTGATATTTATAAATAAACTGAAATTATGATAAATGTATTTTTTACAAGTCAAGCGTGGCTTAAAGCCTATTTACCAATATCACAAAATGTTCAATTCCAAGATTTGGTGCCCCATCTTCAAACAGTTCATCAAATTAACTTAAATGAATTTTTGGGAACTAATTTTTTCAATTATTTGTTGGATACATTTAGTGCTCAAACATTAAATGCTAATGAAACTATATTAGTTGAAGATTATATAAAACCCTACACAGCGTGGCAAATGTTATTTTATGCGTTTCCATATATGAGTTACCAATTATTCAATAAGGGGGTGCTTCAATTAACATCAGAAAATGGGAATGCGACTGATTTGGATGTGATAAAATATATGCAGAAATTGACTAACGACCGAGCACAATGGTTCAGTCAAAGATTAATCAATTATTTATGTGATAATTCATCTTTATTCCCACAATATCAAACTAATAATGGGGATGATATAAAACCCTTCAAAGGAAATACAACTTATGAGGCGGACTTATATTTAGGTTTTGATTATCACGACCGTCAAAATAGATTATTAAGATATATTAGAGAATAACTTTGCGTCTCACAAAATTATTTTTAGTTAATATTTCTTTTGGTATTATATAAACTGACTCATCTTGTCTATTTGCCCATACATCACAACTATTAGTTGGGGTATTTCGTTCTTGTCGTTCTAATTGTCTAAAATCAATTCTATTTAGAATTATATATTGGAACACATCATCATCAAAATAGAATAAAATACACGCAAGATAGCCATCATATTTACCACCCCTTGAAGTAATGTTTAATAGTTTTTCAACTTTTTGAGTTTCAATCATCATTTCACCATTATATTTATTATCAAAGGTGTCAGAACTAAAACGCCTATTTTTAATTTCAATTATGCTTTTACCCTTCGGAAAAACTAAATCGTATGGTGAGAATTTATTATGGGGTATGATTATTTCTTCTTCACTAAATAATTTTTCAGTAATTGTCTTTTTTTCAATACTTTTGAATTTTGATAAATTTTTGGCAAATTTTTCGTTAATATTTTTCATCTTATGTTTTTTTGTTATCAATAAATATTTACATATTCGTTTTTTTT